AGGCCGGGCTGGCGCGCGACGCCAACAACTACGCGGCCAGCAACAAGGTGGCGTTGACGGGCACGGACCAGTGGAACGACTACGCCAACTCCGACCCGATCGGCGATGTCGAGGCCGCCCGCAACGCGGTGCGCAACAAGGTGGGGCTGTACCCCAACACCCTGATGCTGAGCGCGCCGGTGTTCGACCAGCTCAAGCACCACCCGCAGATCATCGACAAGATCAAGCACACCCAGACCGGCGTGCTGACCGAGGAGCTGCTGGCCAATATCTTCTCGATCGCCCGCGTGGTGGTCGGCAAGGCCGTGGCCGTCGGCGACGACGACGTGCAGTTCGACGTGTGGGGCAAGGATGCCATCCTGGCCTACGTGCCGCAGCAGATCACCGGCATCCGCCAGCCCAGCTACGGCTACACCTACACGATGGACGGCCACCCGCTGGTCGAGCAGCCGTTCTGGGACAACACCCACAAGAGCTGGATCTATGGCGTGGCCTACGAGCGTGCGCCGGTGCTGTCGGGCATCGAGTCCGGCTTCCTGATCCAGACCGCGGTGGCGTAATTGATTGCCTGACCCCTCCCTGGTGGGCACGGGAACGCCGTCGATAACCAGGCGTGACTGCGGTGAGAGCGCCGCCTTTAATCGAGGAACGAGAAGATGAGCAAGTATACGATCCGCACCCCCCTGAAGCGCGAAGGCAAGCGCCTGGACGCCGGCGAGACGATCGAGCTCGGCAAGAAGGACGCCGCGCCGCTGCTGGCGGTGGGTGCGATCGCAGAACACTCCGCGAAGAAGAGTGCCGATGACCCGGCCCCCGGCGCCACGCCGCCGCCCGGCGAGGGAACACAGGGCGACGAAGATCCGGCGGCCGGCATGGCGTCCGCCGGGGAGTCTTCCGGCAAGGTGAACGTCAATACCGCCTCGGCCGCAGCGATTGCGCTGGCGGCCAAGGGCATTGGCAAGAAGACCGCCGCGGACATCGTCGCGCATCGCGAGGAAAAGGGCGCGTTCGGATCGCTCGATGAGCTGACCGCCGTCGGTGGCATCAGCCAGGCAATGGTCGATGACAACCGGGGTGTGCTGACGGTATGAACTACGTGACCGCCGACGATCTGATCGCGCGCTTCGGCCAAAGCGAACTGGACGACGTGGCCGGCGACGGCGCCGGCGGCCTGGATGCGGCGCGCATCGATACGGCGGCCGCGGCCGCCAGCCGGCTGATTGATTCGTACTTGCGCCAGCGCATGAGCGTGCCGGTCGACCCGGTGCCGGATGTGCTGGTGGACGCCGCGGCCGACATCGCGCGCTTCAAGCTGCACGACGACGAGCCCAGCGACGAGATCAAGGAGCGCTACAAGGTGACCGTGGCGTGGCTGAAGGACGTGGTAGCCGGCAAGGCCAGCCTGGGCGCCGACGATGCGACCACCACCCCGTCCGGCCGGGTCGTGCACGGCCAGGGCCGTAGCGGCTTCGACTGGGGGACGCATGTCGTATGAGCTTAACGGGTCCGCTCGCGATCGAGCCGGTGATGCAGCGTCTGGCATCCGAGGTGCCGGCGCTGAACAAGGTGGAAGGTTCGGCCGAGTTTGCCGCCAGCTTCCGTCAGGCGCCGGCCAATCCACCAGTGGCGTTTGTGCTGCTGGCCACCGAGCGGGCCGGCAATGTGGTCGGCTCGACCCAGCGCTTCCGCCAGCTGGTGACCGCGCAGTTCGCGGTTGTGACGGTAGTGCAGGACTACAAGGCCGCCGAGCGCGGCACGGCCAAAGCCGCCGACCTGGCTGCGTTGCTGGCCGCAGAGCGCGCCGCCTTATTGAACTGGGCGCACCCGGAGGCCAATAGATCGGTCGCGCAACTTGCCGGCACAGGCAAGGTGATCCGCTACCAGAACGGCAAGCTGTGGTGGGCCGACAACTACGCTATTGACTACCGAATTGACCTGAGTTGAGGAAAGACTGATGCCCAACCGCAAGCCCAACCGAATTCCGCTACCGCCGAACGATGGTCGTAGCTACAAGTTCTCCGGCGGCAAGCACGTGGCCGTTGGCAACAGGCAGCGGCCGATTGAGCCGGCGAGCGCACGCCGCGCGCGGCGCGAGACCGAAGCCAAGGCCCAATCCACCAAATCCGCCAAGCGCGGCACCAAGGAGTAATCGACGATGGCGCTGACCAACGACAAGTTCGACCTGCGCGCCTTCCTGCACAAGATCGAGGACACCGAGGGCACCGATGCAGTGCCAGCGCCCGGGGCCAATGCGATCTTGCTGCTCAACGGCGAAGTGCAGATTCAAGACGACGACCTAGAACGCGAAATCGACCAGCCGGCCGGCGGCGCGAAGCCGCGGGTCAAGGTTCGGCGGCGTGGCACCATCACCGGTGGCATCGAGTTGCTGGGCAACGCAACGGCCGGGTCGGCAAGCCCGTTTTCGAGCTTGCTGCGCGCCGCCGGGCATACCGAGACTCTGCTCGTGGCCGATCCCGGCCCGCCCGAGGTATTCGACGCCGCGCAGTACAACCCGATTCTCAAGAATATCCCTTCGGCATCGAGCTATTTCTATCACGACGGCGAGTTCTTTCAGCTGGTGGGCTCGCGCTCGCGCCTGACCTCGGCGACGATGGAGATCAACGGTATTCCCAGCGCCGATACCGAGACGCTGGGCAAGGTGCTCAACATCAGCGAGGCGGATGTGCCGTCCGGCGTGGACTTCTCCGCGTTTCCAGAACCGATCGTAGGCACGGAAGACACCACAACCGGCTCTTTCGCCGACATGTCCGTACTGCTCGACGGCGTGGCCCTGGACGGCATCAGCGTGAGCGTGGATTTCGGCGTGGAGCTGGCGATGCGCTATTCGACCGAGGCCACGCGCGCGCTGCACCGGGCGCGTGCCGTGACCGGCACGCTGACGATCTTCCGGCCCGAGGTAGCCACCAGCGATATTCGCAGCATGGTTGCCAGCCGCGCGCAAGTGCCGCTGATTGTGGACTATACCCACACCGACGAGGCGCGCACGCAGAGCTGGGAGTTCCCGGCCGTGCAGCTCGACGAGCCGCGCCTGGTGAATCGCGATGGCGACAAGGCCTGGGAAGTCGGCTTTGTCGCGTTGCCGACCGCCGGTAACGACGACTACACCCTGACCTTCGGCAAGCGTCCGGCGACGGTGTAAGGAGACTGACGACATGAAGACACGATTCGCCTTTGCGATGGCTGGCCTGCTGGGACTGCTGACCGCGTTGCCGGCGCTGGCGCTGGATATCGAGCCTTCCGACACCGGCCACTACGCAGCCGCCGGCCTCGAGCGCACCGGCGTGATCGTGATTGCCTGGCCCGAACAGCCCACCGGCCGACCGGCCGGGGCGCTGGTGAGCTGGTACACCTACGATCCCGGCGGGCCGACTCCGACCTGGCTGCTTTCCGACGTGATCGAGCAGCCCGACGAGTGGGTGCTGGTACAGCTGTGCTCGGGCGCATTCCCGGGCCTGTTCGCCGAGTGCGATGCCGACGCCGGCGAAATGCGGCTGCGCAAGCGTGACGGCCGGTTGCTGCTCGACTACGTGTTGCCCGTGTTCGGCGGGCCCGGGTGCGACCCGCGGCCCAAGGTCTCGCCGCTGCCGCCCGTGTGCCAGGGCACACTCAGGCTCGAGCGCCTGACGCCACCCGTCACGCCGTAAATCTCGCGCGCCCCGGCCCGGCCGGGGCGGCCCAACCACCAAGGAGCCCGCCACACATGAATTCCCAGTTCCGCATTGCAGACGAATACAGAATGCCGTGCACCGTCACGGTGCCCGATGCACCCGTCGAGGAGGACGGCCAGTGGGTCGAGAAGAACCGCGAGCTGCACTTTATTGCCGTCCTGCGCGACATGGAGCCGGGCGAGCTGAAGAGCCTGCAGGATCAGATCCTGACCCAGCTCAAGCCGGTGTTCGACCTGCTGCAGAATCTGAAAAACGAGAACAAGCAGGCATTGGCCGAGCAGGCCAATGCAGCCAGCGATGCCGTACGCGGCGTCTCCGATGCCAAGCCGCTGCTGGAGCAAAAACTGATCCGCGTCGAGCAGCTGACGGTGTACCAGGCCGACGGCAAGACCGAACTGGACGACGAAGCCACGCGCGATTTCGTGCTGCGTCACCCGCGCTTTCGCGAGGCGGTTGAGAAGGCGTTCAAGAAGCTCACCGGCGATGGCGGGGCCAGCATGGGAAACTTGCTGAGGTCGGCCGCGCATGGGCACGCTTAAGCCAGCGCCAGCGCCCGGCCGAGGCTGATGAGGAATGCCGGGCGCTCGGCATCCCGACGCACCTGGCGGCCGCCAGACATGCCCCGCGGCCGGTGCTGCTCGCCAGCAACCTGAAAGCGTTCGGCATCTGGAGCCTGTGCCGCCACCAGATTGCGCTGGGGATGGGCGCGTGGTGCCTGCAACCGCTTCAAGGCAGCGAGCTGGAAATTGCCGCACGCGCCCACCGGGCGGATCTGGATGCCGAATTGCTCGGCCGCATCCGGCGCCTGGACGACGCCTATATTGCCGAAAAGCAGCGCCTACAGCAGTGATTCAGCCGCGCAGTAGCGAGCCGGCCAGAAAGCCGCCGAACAGGACGCAGGCGGTCAGCGCGCCGGCCAGCAGCCCGGCAAATGCGCCCCAGACAAGGCCGCTGAACAGGCCGACCCCGGCGGCAATTTTCAAGATTGCGCCAATCATCCGATGAGTATAGCCCGTGGCTGACCTGGAACTCAAACTACGCCTGAGCGCCGACAACAGCGGCCTGGTGCAGGTCATCGACGCTTCGGGCAACAAGGTCGCCGAGCTGGGCTCGGAATCCGAGCGTACCGGCCGACGCTCCGAACAGGGATTTGCCCGCGCCCGCAAGGGCGTCGAGTCGATCAGCGAACAGCTCACGCGCGCGCGGCGGCAGCTGTTGGCGTTCATCGGCGTGCAGCTCAGCGGCCAGCTGATTGGCCAGCTCGGCCGCCTGGCCGACGAGTACACCACGCTCAACAGCCGCATTGCGCTGGTGACCGACTCGCAGGCGCAGGCCAACGAGACGTTCGATGCCCTGTTCGATATTGCCCAGCGCACCCGCGCCGAGCTGTCGGCGACCGGCGAACTGTTCACCACGTTGGCACGCAGCACTTCGAATCTGAGCCTGAGCCAGCAGCAGCTGCTACAGATTACCGAAACCATCAACCAGAGTTTCGTGGTCTCCGGCGCCAGTGCCGATTCCGCGCGCGCAGCCATTACCCAGCTCAGCCAGGGCCTGGCCGCCGGCGCGCTCCGGGGCGAGGAGTTCAATTCGGTGGCCGAGCAGGCGCCGATCCTGATGGACCTGCTGGGCCAGTCGCTGAACATGACCCGCGGCGAACTGCGCGAGTTTGCCGCGGAGGGTGGCATTACCAGCGAAATCCTGACCGGCGCCCTGCTGCAGGGCGCGGCCGATGTGCAGGAACAGTTCGATGGCATGCAGATCACCATCGCCGGCGCCAAGCAGCAGCTCGACAACGCGTTCACCCGGTTTGTAGGCGAGTCGGCTGATGCCTCCGGGGCGGCCCGGCTGGTCGCCGATTCCATTTCCGGTCTGGCGAATAATCTGGAGACGGTGGT